ATGGTGGTCCTTATTTTATATCAGTATGACATAAAATATGTCACGAAATGCAACACAAAATTTAAAAAGTGCCGTAAATACGGCACTTTACGAGTGGACCTGACGGGAGTCGAACCCATTAAATTAAGACTCATAATGTCAGCATTTGCGCCACTTTGAACTTTTCATGACAAATTTCATGACAAAATTCCTCAGCATCCGATATAAACTTTTCCATCCACTCCAACAGCCAGACATGCAATCGTAGCATCCAGTTTGAACCACACGGATCCGTCATCGAACTTTCTTACCTCTACTGGTTTGATGTCTGCGCCTTCACTCAGGTAGCCAATACCGCCCTTATTGTCACAGGATGTCTTGATCTGGTTTGATAAATAAATATATCTGCCCTGCTCGCCGTAATATCCATTGCAGACCGGGACAGGTTCTTTCACACGATACCAGTTTCCGGCTTTGTATTCGGTCTTGGTGGCTGTGGCAGCTTGTCCAGTAATTCCACGAACAATAGCTTCTGCCATGCGTTTGTAATTATACAATTTTGCGTCGTCCTTATCATCCACAAAACAGCACTCGATCAGCATTGCCGGATTATTTGATCTGCGTAGGAAATATAGCTTTGGGTTGACCTTTACGCCACGGTTTGTAAAGCCCAGTGCTGCAATCTGCTTAACGACCGCTTCTGCATACTTCTTTGCCTTACTGCTGGAATTATACAGATAAACCTCTGTTCCCGTGGTTCGTCCGTTACCGGCGCGATCATTTGCTCCGGAATTGAAATGGATTGATACATCCAGATCTGCCTTATGTGCATTACATTTTTTCACAATCTTTACCAGTACATCATTAGCACTGGTTCCATCATTAACGGTGCAATCATAAACTGTATGTCCTGCCGCCTTTAACAATCTGATAACCTCATCCTTTACTTTTCTGGCTTCTGTGGATTCCTTAATAACACCCACTGCTCCGCAAGCTACTTTTCCGTCCGGGTTATGTCCGGCATGTACATTGATAATCATATTTTATTCCTCACTTTCTACTTCCGGGATTCCGGTAATTGACATTAACATAGACAACACGCCCGCCAGCGCGGATGCTGACAGAACATATTTCCAGTCAACCTGTCCCATCGCTGCCGCCGCTCCGATTCCTGCGATTGCAGCCTGCGCCATGGTCTTTACTGCTCTGATTCCTGCGGCTTTCAACCATTTCTGTGTGTCTACGGATGGTTTGAATACTGAATTTTTTAACATATTATTTTTCTCCTTCCTCAAGATCTGCTATTCTGTGATTGATTACTCTGATCTGTTCCTCCATTACAGGGACGCGCTGTGCAAAGTTATTGTGCAATCTTACTTCACGCGTCAGCTCTTCAATCTTGCAATCTGTGACTGCCTGCGCTGTTTCCAGTTTGTGTTCGGTCTTTTTCTGACTGTTGCTGACCGTCAATGCTGTACCGATCAGCGCAAGTCCTCCTGTGATCAATGCTGTTATAATTGATTCCATTTTATTTTTCCTCTCTTTCTGCCCGAAGGCTTGTTATTTAAAAGAGCCGGCTACACAACGCATGGTCATGTAATCGGCTCTTAGGCTCTTATTTTTTTCAATTCTGCAATATCCTGCTGCATTGATTTAATCTGATCTCTCATCTCTGCATTTTCTTTTTCTAATATTTCCACACGGTTCCAAAGTTTCTGCACCATGTAAACAGTTAGAAAGATAAATTCCTGATACCGCAATGCGTAATCATAAATGATATTTCCATCTTCGTCTTTACATGGAATTTTTGAAGATTCTACAGGTGTTCCGTCATCATTATATTCCCGATAATCATACCGAATATCCTTACAAAATCCTGCAAACTCCTCTGCCGACATTCCAAGCTCATGCATGGCATCTTCGACATCCTGCGAGATAGCACCAATATGTACACGGTCGCCATCGTTAAAAATAAATGACTTCGGTTTTAATTTTAAAAACAGCTGCTCATACGCTTCCGTTAAATCGATAATATTATGTTTTTTTGTACGATCAGAGGTATTAATAGCGCCTGTTTTTGAAAAAACAGTTGTCCATAATTTATTTTTTGTTCCGCATGACATCTGGTTCGATACATTCGGACAAATGAATGCTCCAGATATATCTAATTGATACCCCGCTCCATGAAGAAACGTCGGAGTTGTATTATTCCCGACATGGCAGTTATTGTTCTTATTTAATACCAGAATGTCAAGAATTGTTCCGTTTGTATGTGTTCCATGGATATATTTTCCAGATGCAATATCTAAACTTCCCGTTAACGTTCCGCCTGACAACGGAAGATATCCTTTTAATGCGTTGGCAACTGCTGTTATTCTGTTATCAAGCGTCGCATCTCCATTTGCAATGTTTTTTGATAATTTTGTCGTCACATTTTCGTCTCCGCTGATAAGATTCTGCATAATACCAGAATATATAGAATCAACTTCACTTTCTGTATAATATCGTTCATCATGCGTATGGCTGGATGGTGCGTATGTACTCGGTTTACCTGTCACGTCAGACCATGGGATTTTTCCGGTAAATGCAACTTCTTTCAGATCAGAAAACCACTTTACAATCTTTCCGAACAGAGTTGCATGGGATTCACCGCTTTTGAGATTTCCTCTTGCGGATGCTGCTGTAAATACTGTGGTATTCTCTGCTGTATCTCCACCGGTTGCCACTGCACCGACGTTTTCTGCTGTGAGTTCTACATTGCCCCTACGGAAAGAATCTTCATTTACACCTTTGATTCCGGTAACTGGCGTACCGGCAAGCACATCCCACTTTTCATCTGATGTTTTGTAAATGTTTGCTCCCGCCGGAACTGTACTGCCCGCTCCCTCTTTAAAATCTGCGGTGGTGGTAAATTCGTCTGAAATATTGAACATCCACCCTGTGCTAACATCCGCAAGTGCCGGAAGATCTGCAAATGCAACTGTTCCGTGTGGCTGCAATCCACCTTTAATAGCTTCGGATACATCTTTTGCCTGCTGATAGTAATACTTGGCATTGTCAGAATCCTCGCCCTCTCTGCTTCCTGTACCACCAACAGCATAACTCTGTGCTTTGGTTGCACTATCTGCTGCAGATTCGGCTTTACCGATGATCTCTGTTGCTTTCTGCGTTGCGATTGTGGCTTTATCTATGGCGGTACTGGCGGACTGGCTGGCAGATGCCGCTTCACTTGTGGCTGTGGCTGCAGACTGACTGGCGGATGTCTCACTGACTTTTGCGTTAGTCTCGGATATTGCTGCCGCCGTGGCTGACTTCGCCGCTGCTGTCTCTGACGCTTTGGCATTGGTTTCGGATGTTTTTGCCGCTGTTTCACTGGCTTTTGCGGCATTCTCACTTGCTTTGGCGTTTATTTCAGACATTGCCGCTGCCTGCTGGCTTGACTCTGACTTTGCTACTTCCACCTTAATTTTTGCAAGATAGTTTGGCTCCAAGTGTTTTTCCTCGATGCTACCCTCTTTGACGGTGGCAGACACTTTTCCATCCTTATCAATATAAAAAGCTACCGTATCAGAATCAAGGAACTCATACTGTGTAATCAGTGCCGACAGGTCTATGTACTGCTTCGTACCATCGATCAGAGTCAAAATAATCTGCTGTGTAGTCGGGTTATAATCGAAGTTGATTGCGATTTTCTCCATCTGTGTATCAATCGTAATCTTAGAACCGTTCTTTTTCGTGATTGTGATAATTCCCGTCGATTCCTCGAATGTCACATCCGCAACAAGGGTTGCCACTTCCGCCTTGGTTGCTTTTGTGGTATCGAGAGTGATTACACGATCATCAATGATATCAATCGAGCCATCCATTTTATTGAGGTTTCTTTCATTAAGCGGTGTTTCATCACTCGGGTAATTCTCCCAATTAATATCAATATGCGCTTTATTCATGATCCTCACTCTCCCTTTCCTTTGCAAGCTTCATCTGTTCACGTTCTACTGTAACATGTCGGTTTGCTTCTTCCTTGATCTGATATAGAATATCCTTAAACACCAGGTACTTAGCTTCGATTGGGACATCCCCGCACAAATTTACATAATTTATAATGTCGTTTTCAAATTCACGAATTTTTGCATTTATCATAGATTTTCCACCTTTTCCTTTAACTGTTCTATCTCGTCATGCTGCAACTGCACTGTGGCAACCAGATCAGCAATCAGTTCCGTATATTTCAGTCCGTAATACTTTTTCCCATTGCTGTCTGAAAACGTTTTTGGACAAATATTCCACCCTTTTTCCGCTTTTTTCAAAACATCCTGTGCTATAAAGCCATGATGAAATCCATCCCTTTCGAAATTATAACGATACGATTTTGCACTTAAAGAATAAATAAACTCCGATGATCGTTTTTTGTCCAAGTCTGAAATTGTATTTTTCATTCTTTTATCTGAGCCGTCAATCACACCCCCTCTAAATCCAGCAACACCGGTATCCCCATCCAGATTAATCATGCAGTGGTCCGTGTCTGTTCCGCCTTTATTTAGTGAGATATGATTATATTGAACGACACATTGATGGTTTGGACTTTCAAGCGTTCCTTCCACTGTTCGAAATCCATCCGTTCCCATCTGTACAAGTGTTCCACTGCGTTTAAATTCAATAAGGTTTTCTACAGACTCTTCCGCTTGAATATGCATATATCCCCCGGTCATTTCCATAGAACCTTTTAATTCAAGCAGTTTTGCTTTAATTTTGATACCCTCGGCTGACTGGTTGATTTCTGAAACAACACTATCCCTTGTAACTTTAGAACTGATCTCCGTTGCGGTCTGTGTAATCGCACTGGACATATTTGATGCAAGCTGTTTAAATTTCTTTAGTAATGTCCACTTATACTTACCACTGCTTATTCCACCGTCCGGTTCGCAGCCATAAAAGTATCCATTTTCCTGATTCAAAAAACTGCATCCATTGTAGTGTGACGATGCCGGATAAGTTTTTTGGGGATTTCCGAAACCATAATATGTAACATCATATTCTTCAATATCCCATGCTTTTAGGGAAGCCGTGACTTCCGAACGAATCTGCGTTGCAGTTACTTCTATTTTACTGGATAACTCGCCTTCTGTTTTACTCGCCCTGGTAACTTCTGCTGTGATATTGTCTGCATTAATTTTAATGGCTGCCGCAAGTTCAACTTCCTGCCCCTGTGCCCTTTTGACTTCTGCTGTAATACTGCTCGCATTTTGCGTGATTCTCGATGATAAACCATCCGTTGTATTTTTAACTTCTGTGCGAATTTCGGTTGCGGTCTGCGTGATCTGTGACTGCAATCCCTTCTCAACATCAGTTATCGTACTCTGTGTCTTTTCAATGGTTCGCTCCAACACATTGCTCTTGCCTTTGAGCTTTAAAATACTTTTCTGTATTCCGTTCGCCCCGTTTGTCCGGTACTCTTCCCCATCCGCTTCCAAATCATCACGCAAAGCCTGTATACCTTTCAGGGTTCTTTTCAGAATATAGGACTCAATCAGTTCATATCTGGTCGGCAGCCGCACTGCATCCCCGACCTCAAGACACGGATTTCCTTTGCAGTCCGCTGTAAACGGGCGGTAAACAATCCCTCTGATCTTGGAAAGGATATTTTTTGCAATGCCTTTCAGTTCTTTTGTGCCTTTGCCATATACAAGAAAATTATCCTCGATCACATAAGCATTGTCTCCCGTACCCACGATCACGCCGATATCATTCTTCTGCTCCCGGATCTGTAACTTATTGATCGTTTTAACAAGAAAATCTTCATATTCAGCCGTTATATATAAATCTTTCCCGATCCGGTTGCTTTTCGGATCTCTTGGGAACAAATCATCTGCCGGATAAAGATCGTTTCTCGGATAAAGTCCCTGTATATTCTGCTCCAGATATATATAATGAAACTTCCCGTCGCGCCCCATGTGCCCCATGCAGCCATTGATCTCACAAATGCAGGACAACACTTCTTTGCCGCTCATAGATTCGCCTATGGTGCTCGATTCCTCTGTATCAGAACTTGTCTCACTGGATGGCGTGACCGCAACTGTTTTTTCAATAGACATGTTGTCATTGATAAGATCAATGTCAGCCTGCTCAATCCCGAAGTGCTTAAAAAAGCTGTCCCGGAATTGCTTCATTGTGACCGGATCATAAACTGTAACAGTCGTAGTTTTTCCATCTTTATCTTTCTGCTGCTCTTTATGGGATGGAAAGACAGTGTTATACCATGCTGCCACATCTGCATTTAAAATGTCATAAAGGGCATCATATGCCACTACATCTCGGTATTTTCTGTCAGCAGTCGGTGTATCGGAATAACCTTTGAATCTTCCTATCAAAAAGGGTTGATCTGTGTGCCCGCCAATTATCATCTTGACGGTCATCCATCTCCCTTTCATTGGAAGAAAAATATTTGATACCTTAAATTTTACAGATCCGGCTTCGACAGCACCAAAAGTCAATTCAGACTGTGAACACAGGCTTTCTGTTAATTCAAACTCTTCCTCATGAAATTCCGTATTTGTGATATGGATTTTCTCATCATCGGAAATAATCTCAAGCTGGACATCAACGCTATTCTGTTTAAATAAATCAGCATATTTAAAATCAATCATCCAATTACACCTCCATATCCGATAAATGCCAGCCGGAATGATCCATACTGGACCGTCCATTCATCTGCATAATCTATCTGATACTCCACGTCGGGCATATAGCAGTCCATCGTTACATAATTGCCGATTTCCGGCATCCATGCGGTAACAAGCGATTTCTTTTCGATTGCATGGGAATATTGGGATCTGATGTTATCCATCAGTGCACGCAATGCTTTCTCATCTATATCTCCCGGCGTTTCCCATTCTGTTTTAATCGAGACGTTGCTCAATGCCTCCCGGTGCAGTATCCCGTTCGCATCCCGGTAAGAATCAAGATCCTGCCCCTTGATACCGCATTTATACTTCTTTGCCTCTATATACCGGAAAGGAACTGTGTAATTGCCTACTTTTATTAAAAAACCGCTGTATGCCATTTATACGCTCCTCTCCTAAAAGTCAAATGCCGGACTTCCGGTTCTCCGGTAATAGTCGTTTGCCTCTTCCTTTACAATTTTGAAAATCTTTCCTTCGTCCGCTACGATCCGCACCGTCTGCACGCCTTTCATCTCACTTGCGATCATTTCTGCAAGCGGTTTCATGTAAGACAGGTTATTTTCGAGTGGAAGTACTGCTTCGCGTCCGGCTTCTCCGATGTTTGCGAGAGTGCTGCCGGTTGTGATACCGCCGTTGGCAAGACGTGGGAGATTTACATTTGGAATTGTCGGGATGCTAGGATGCCATGAGCCTCCTCCTAAGAAATCCGGAACATCAAAACCGATACTATTAAATCCGTTCGTTAATGTGTTAATTCCATCAATGATTTTATTTACCATTGTTTCTATAATTTTTATAATTCCATTTGCTCCATCTTTAACGAAATCTCTTGCAGCATTCCATGCCCCCTTCCAATCTCCATTAATAAGTGCTGTGACAATTTTTATAAGATTTTCTGCATTTTTCAGCACGAAACTAATGCAATCTAAAATGATATCAACTGCTGCTGAAACAAATCCACTTACTTTTTTTGCAATGTCAGATACTTTCGGTGCAAGAGTATTCATTAGCCATATGATGAGAGGCTTTAACACTACTTCCCATAAAGTTTTTATCAAATCTATGACCGCCCCTAATAATCCCATCAAATTGTCTATAACAGGTTTTAGATGCTGTTCATACGTTTCAGTTACTAATTTCGCAATATAATTCAGTACTGGTTGAATATATTCATCCCATAACTTCAACGCTTCTGCCATTATCTCTGATAATCCGTCTCTTACGGAATCGAAAAAAGGTTTTAAATGCTCATCATATAAAGCTGTAAGTCCATCTGTTATTTGTCTTACAATATCACTCAGAACACCTGTTATCTGCTGGATAAATCCAAGTAGATTATTCAAAGTGTTCTTAATACTCTCGCTATTATCTGAAATTGGCGTTACGAGAATATCTAACATGTCTCGGACAAACTTTAAAGCAGTTTCCGTAATAAAAGAAAATGCATCAGCAAATATCTGTATTAGATCCGCCGTAATTTGCTGTCCATTTTCATCTCCAAATACAGAAAAAATATCTGCAATTGTTTCAAATGCTTCAGCTATGAGTGTTGTAATGTCGGATGATATGTTAAAACAATTAATCAAAAACTGTTTTATTCTTCCAGAGTTTTCTTCAAGATAGCTATTTAATCCCCCTAAAAAGTTTTCTGCAATAGTTGTTCCAATACTGATTACAGACGCACTAATACTGCCAAGAGACGTTACAACGGTCTGTGCAAAATTATCTGCTGCGCTCAATACACTTTTGTCAGCAAAAATATCAACAAGCGATTTTCTTATACCCTCTAAACTTTTTTTAATGTTTTCAACCTGTGAGTCAACATCTAAATTATTCCAAGAAGTTTGAAACCCATTAATAAAATCATCTTTTAACTTTTTAAGATAGTCGAAAAACTTCTTATACTTACCTTCAAGCTGATCTATAACACTCTCCTGAGTTGACGTATCAAATGGTTTTATTTCCGTTCCACCGGTGCCACCAGATCCACCAGACCCACTGCCAGACGTCTGATTTTTCGATATAACATTCAATTCATCAAAGGAAGCAAGCGCGCCTTTTGCCTTCTTTGCAGCGTTCGATACAGAGTTTGCATAGTCATCCATAGAATCTGCTGCATCAGAATATCCATCAGCAACATCTTCCGCAGCCGACGCCGTTGTACTCATCTGCTGCATTTGAATGCCAAATATTTTTGACATAATCGCACTGATTGTATTTGCAACATTAATAAGGGCAGCAACAATTTTATTTAAAAATTGGACAACCGGTGTTAATACTGTAATCAGTCCATTTCCAATGATACCCATGAATTCTTTCCACTGTTCAGACAAAATTCTTGTCTGATTCGCCCAGGAATCCTGCGTATCTATAAAATCATCACCTATATAGGATAACTGGCTCATAACATACTGATAACGAAGCATTACTTTCTCTGACTGTGACATTGCAGAATACGATTTTGTTATTCCCTGTTCAAGTGCAAACTGTTTCAAGTTTACCTCGGTCATGACAACGCCATACTGCTTGAGAGTTTCTGTTTCCCCTGTATATATGGATTTCAAGGCAATACTTGCCAGATCCTGTGATACATTGAAAAAGGATGCCATATTAGCAGTCAACTTTGTGAGTTCCAGAGCCATATTCTTAGCATCCTCGGAACTCGTAAGCATTGACTTTCCCATACTCATAAAAGTTGATCCAGTCTGATATGTCATTAATCTGCTCATTCCAAGGTTCTTGATAGCAGATTCTGCCAATGCATCCATTTCACTGCGCATATTACCAAATGCTTTATTCACAACGTTGTCAACTTCTGTTAAGTCAGATGCAAGTTCAATCGCTTCTTTTCCGAATCTTATAAATGCAGTAGCTGATATAGCAAGTCCTAATGTTTTTGCAATTCTTCCAATACTAGACACAATAGAGTTTATTCCTGTGTTGAATTCATTTGTGTTAATTCTTGTATTGATTCTGATTTCTCCATCATACCCACCAGCCATATGCAATCCTCACTCCCTAAACTAATCCCAGTTCCTTTTCTGCTTTCTTCTTTGCTCTGATTTCTGCCATCATCTGATCGTATTCGTCAATCTTTGCTTTTTCATCCTCGGTATACTCTTTCTTTTCTTCCGGCTGTTCTAAGGCATACATTTCCTGCGCTTCCTTAATCGCCTGTCTCTCTTCTTTTCCCATCTTGGATGTGATTTTCTTCCTGCGGATCTCTATAACCTGTTGGAATGATGACTGCTTATAAGGCATGTTCCAGAGCAGACCATTGAACATCCACCAGTGCATTTCATCTAGTGAAAGATCAATCCCGTATATCTGCCGGAAGTCTGCATAAATACGCCACTGGTCAATGTCGTAATCTACCAGTCTGCGGTTATCTTTTGATGATCCCGGTTTGTCATGGAACCAGCCATTTAGAAACCACTCCACACACTGGCGAAGATCATCCCCGTCCGGGTGCTCCCGTTCGTCGAACAGCAGATAGATCAGTGCATCACTCTTCTCATACTCATTCAGTTCTTTGTCATACTGCACAAGGAATACCTGTATGCCGATACGAAATGATGTATTAACCTTGTACCCGTTCCATTCCTCAGGCAGCGGATCGAGCATGACGTTAATCATGCCCGCGCTCCTTTTCTGCCGGAGTTATAGCGTTTTCTGGTCATCTCGTAACGCTTGCCGAAGAGCTTATTCATGACCGGGATGATCTTCTCGACAAATTCCACCAGTGCCGTCTCATCCGGCGCGAAATCTCCATACACGTTTTTTACTGTGTCTTCCCCGAACAGACCGTCGATCTCTGCTGCGATCTGTTTCAGGTACTTCACCCGGATTCTGTTTGCCTGTAAAACCGACTCAACATCAACGTTGTCAGAATCTACCTCATCCTGTGCATGTTCTTTCTTCCATGCTGCCGCCTCTTTCTCACAGTTCTCGGAGATTCTTTCCAGTTTGTTGATGACCTGTCCGAATCGCTCGGCTGTGTCGGCATCTGCGACATTGATGCTCAACACGGTAATGACATCCCCGTCCTCATTTTTAATTGCAATTTTTCTGACACCACTGTCTAATACTAATTCTTCCATAAATTACCATCCTTTCAGAAATCGGGCAGGACTAAAAGAAACCCACCCGATTATGCTAATTTGTAATTAACACCGCTTATTATTTTCCAGATGTATTGGATACTTTCGGCGCCCATGTGAATGCGCCATCTGAACCAATTGTGATTGTTCCAAGTTCTACTGCTCCATTGCCGTTGATCTGAATGGAAGATGTCAGTGTGTCACCGCCAGATCCACCAGTACTTGACGGACATACCGTGACAGGTACGCGGATACAATCGCCTGTGCCTTTTGTAATGTCTGTTTTGTAATATCTGTAATAATATGTCTCACACTGTTTTCCGGTCGGGAATAACTTGAACATCGTATCGATTGCAGTCTGCATATCGTCAGACATATAATCACGCTCCGGTGTTGTGGAAAACTCATATCCCTTTACCGTATTGTTTGCATTTTTCATATTGACGTACTGGGTTGACTCAGTATTCGGTCCCCAGTCCTCTGTGATCTCTTTGTAGCCATCGCCCATCTCTACGATCTTGGCTGTGCTTCCGATGAGTGTACCAATATCAAGCAGAGAAACCATATTTGTACGATCTTCTGCGAAAAACTGTAAATTCGTATTCATAATGAATGCACTTTTCTTCATGACTTCTTATCCTCTCTTCCCTACTTTTTATAAAAATATTTAAGCTGCATATTCACAGCATACATAACCGTTTTATCATCCTGTTCACTGCCAAACACTGGGGAAGTCCTTGCGATTGACTGCAATGTCAGATGCGGGTCCTTGAATTCGATCCCGCTCTCTTCCATCCATGCAGCAAGATTGTTTAACATTTCCTGTGCTTCAATGCTTGCCTTATTGGTAGTTGGTGCACATTTATAAACCATCTGAAATGGCATCTGTGCCACATAACTGCCACTGACATACTTTTTCAGATATACCGCTCCCTGCATCGGGAATAACCCGATAGACCTGTCTGTATTGACAGAGTTCCATCTTATCGTTTTGTTGTCTGCCTTGAATAATGCAGGATAATCCGGATAAGCCATAGCAAGTGCAAGAACACCTTTCTGTGCGTTCTCTGCATCCTGTATAGTAAGTTTTTCCTTCTCTTCCATTTACACGCCCCCTACTTCAAAATGAGGAAGAATGTCCTCATATTTGTCGATGTTCGTTACCTTATAGACATCATCAAAATTGTTTCGCATCCATTCGTAAGCGTCCGTTTCCGGCAGATCAACGGCTGTCTGATCTCCCTTGATAAAGAAATCCTGTGCCGGATTGAATGTCAAAAAATACTGCTTGCATTTGTCCGGCATATTTTCCCACTCTTTCGGCGGAAGGTACGGTTTGACAATATTTTTGAAATCAACATACAATTTCACTGTATCCGCACTATCTATGCCGCTCTTAGAGATGTTCGCACCCTTGGTTTCCACCAGGTCTACGCACTCAAGCAGTGTCGGATAGTACGTTTCTTCCTCGGTTTCTGCATTGAATGAGCGGCTGAATAGTGTGACAGTCTTGTTATCAAAGAATCCCATAATTACACCCTGCATATAATAATCCGGTGCCGGACAGGTATTCGCACACCGTGTCATAACATAACCGGTTCTGTGCTACCTTATCCCCAAGCACCTTATCAATAAGTGTCTCATTTGTTCCAAAGCTGATTGACCGCCCACCAGAGGACATTGACTTGACATTGCCGCCTTTTTCATCACTGGCATGACTGGTCTTAAAATCTATCTGATAGAGCAGATCCGCCAATGCACAGGTGGCTTTCTGGATACGCTCGTCAAATTCTTCCCTTGTATCATCATTGATATTTCCATAGGTCAGTTGATCCAGTTTCATGGATGCACGATCTTCCCACTTGGGGAAAAGGGATTCCTTGATAGAATCCCCAAAATATGAATTTGTGTAAAACTCAAATGTGGTATATCCCATCAGAAATCCCCTTTCTTTATGCCTGCTGTGCCGCCAAAAACTCCTCGATGATCTCGGCTTTTACAGTTTTGGTGATGGTGTATCCCTTAAATGCCGCAAGTCCCTTGATCTGGTCAACTTTCAGAGCATCCAGTTCCTCTTCTGTATATACATGATCTGCTGGTGCTTCCACTGCTGTCACTACTGGAATAGATTCTGTTGTTACAGAATGGTCCGATGCAGGCTGCACTGTGCCGACAATCACACCATCCATCTTTTCTGCAAACAACTCAATGCCGGACACTACAGTATCTTTGCAGGTAAGATTGTCATAGTCTGCAACTTCATGAATACCAATATATCCGGTATCGTCCGATGTGAAATTGAATGCCTCTCCAAGATCTGCGCCGTTTACCGCAATGTAATACAGAACCACATTGTCGGATATGGTAGAGTATACTGCTCCTTCCGGCATGGAAGAGTTCATGAATAAAGTACCGTAGCCAAGAAAATTCTGTACATAAGTCATCCCGAATGCTGTCTGTGTCGTGATTTCCTGATCTCCAAGGTAATCGTACACTGTAGCAGGATTCACAAAATGTACGGCTGCCACATCATCTGTATCAAACAGATTCAGTAATTTTCCCATATTCGTCGCAAGTACCTTTTTCAGATTTGCACCCGAAGTTTTCTGGGTTCCTGTTCCAAGGAATGTAAAGAAATTGGATCGGATGCCGCGCTGAACATCACGGAGCATTTCATCTGTTGTCATGTTTACCGCCTGATTGAATCCATAGGTTGTAATGGATTCCGCTGTGGTTGCTTTTCTCCATTTCTTAAGCGTGATCTCTTTGTAGGTAATTGCCTTGATCTTGTATTTAGATAACGGGATTGTCTCTCCCTCTGCAACAACTCCATTCTCTAATGTCCCCTCTGCCTTATAGGTTTTTAACACCGTTCCAGCTTCTTTAGGAATCTTTCTGGTGATTCCAAGTGCTTCGATCAGTTTTGCAACCGAATAGTTGAATCTGGTAACAAAATCAAGTTCGCGGATCTGCGCATCCGTCATATCGGTTGTCATAATTAAATTATTTTCTGCTGGCATAATCATTCTCCCTTCTGAAACAGACCAATATTTTCCTTAATGGCTCTCTGACGCTCTGACGGGTCCTTCATAGCCATGATCTGGTCTTTTGTTAATGTCTCCCCAGTATTGTTCTTCTGCTGGGCTGTAAATTTTGCTTTGTTCTGCTCAAGATGCTGCTGCTCTTCATTTACAAAAGCACTTGCATCTTTCTTTTTAGCATCTTCCAGTAAATCATTGAATCCAATTAACTTGCCGTCTTTTACTGACACACTGGCAGCAATGTCCGCCATAATTGCTTTCTTTGCTGATTCAGAAGAAAACTTGATACTCTCACAGGCTTCTTTTAACAGATCATTTTTCTCGCGTTCTGCCAGTTTTGCACTGTAATCCTTTTCTGCAAGTTCTGCTTTCTGCTTCCACTCATCACGTTCTTTTGTGATGGTGTCAAAGTCTTTTCCCTCAAATCCTTTCAGGGTCTCTTCCGCAGTTTCCGCACGCTCTTTATAGCTGTTACGTTCGGCTTCTGTTTTCTGCATTTTCTTATCAAGTTCGGCTTTAGAATATAATTCTTCACCCATACTCTTCTTGACGGCTTCTTTCTGCTCATCTGTCAGTTTCAAACCAAGTTTTTCCAATTCACTGATCACTTTTACCATATTCCTTACCTCTCTCTTTCCAAGTTGTTGCTCCGGTCAGTCCGGCACGATTGAGCTGCTATTTACTCCATAGCTGGCAAAATACAAAGAAAAAGCACGCCCCAAGACAGGACGTGCCATCACATCCTATAATTTTTCTAGGGTAGCGGGCAGATTCCTACGCTCCGTCCGGTGCTTTTCATTTGTCAAGTATATTTTATCATGGGAATATAAAAGATTTGTGCCAATTTTTTGTACACAAAAAGCGCCTGTATTTCAAGACGCTCTTTGCAACGTATTATAAAAGGAGTACAAGAATGAATGAGTAAAACCCATCTGGCAATATTATAATAACTCATGTGCGGAAATAATTTGTGCCAAAATGAGAAAATAGTTATATTCTCTCAAATGTTAAGTCTACCCTCTCTGATTGCAGCACATATCATAGATAACGATTCTGTATACCCCAGTACTTTTTGTTTATCTGCTTCGGATGCGTCCGATTTTAAAAATTTCCTTACTTCATCCTCCACTTCGAAAAATTCTTCTTTTGTGTGCTTTTTCTCATGCATTTTTGCAATCAGCTTGTCTGCTTCACTTGAATTTTCAGTAATGGTATATTTTTTGTTATATTCTTTTATAGTTTTTAGTAACCCCTTAATATCTGCCATTTCTACCGCCTTTCAACCTTTGAACAAATCCCATGACATCATTGTAATCTTCAAATGAAGCACCTGCTTGTCTCAAGTGTTCGTCAACCATATTTTCTAACCATTGATACCGTTCTGGAAGCGGAATATTAAATATTTCCTTTGCAAACTCCATATCCGTTCCAAATGAAAAACTTTCATTTAATGCCTGTAAAACAAGCGTTTTATCTTCATACGCATACGTGTTTATAATATCCTTTTCTTTACATATTTGCTGTTTTAACCATTCAACTGTCGCTTCTTCGATATATTCGTTTGCACTATATACATCTGAATTATAATGGCTTGCAGAACAAGAATGAAGCATCTCATGCCACACAACTCCATCATCAGCCGTACTTACAAGTGAAATGTTACATGACCATTCCTTTCTTCCTATTGTTTCATCTTCTATCAGCGAATTATCAATCACAATATTTCCACTCCACTTCGACGGTCTATCAGAATATTGCGTTATTTCTTCCTTGATCTGCCGCGCGGTCTGTTCAAACTCTTCCTTTGTTCTTTTAGTATAACCCACGTTCTTAGCTTTTTCCATTGGAGTTTTTACAAAATTGCTATAAGCTGTCGCCCTTCCATTCGCAACCGCAGACTGCTTTTTCTTAAATCCTGCTACCTTTATCCGATCAGCCTGTGTCTGCAATCCATTATCCGCACAGAATTGCTTATACTGTTGATTCTGTATCCGCAGTTTATAAGCAAGTTTATCATATTGTGGCTGCAACATATCTTTTACATCCGTTTCTGCTATGCCGCTTAACTCTGCCTGTTTTGCCAGCAATTCGCGCTTGGTCTGCCGAATAGCACGCTCCATTGATCTCTGCTGCTGTTGTTTCTCATACAATTCCTGACTCTCGTGCACATTAATTTTAGGATTTCCATCTGCATCAACATAAGGATTTCGCAGAGACTTATCCCACGGCTTATGGGAATGCCTGCAATTATATCCATGCAGTCCAAGAGGATCTACAACTTTCCCTTGTCCTGTCTTTGGATCTACGGTGTATCCGGTTGCATCTAACAGATTTGGTGCGTCTTTATCACTCCCGACGATTTTATATACTTTTCCCTGCCAATGATCGTGTGATGGTATTCCATCCGGGAACTTTTTGCTATGCCGCGCTCCCATATGTGCCGATACAAGAACATACTCTATTCCTTTTTGCGCTATGTATTGATTAGTTACCTGAGCAGCCGTCTGATTCATAGAAGTAACAACACAACAACGCACTGCCGCTTCTAAAGAACGCCTGGCACCCGTCGGATAATCAATCACAACGCCGCTCTGTGCATATCTGTCAAGCACTTCACATATTGCACTGTTATACGACTGCATACCAGATGCCACACGGTAATCTACCTCATTCAGCATATTGAGTAGATCTCTCTGTGTCTGTAACATAGTTGTCCGCGTAAGGTTATTCAATTCTCCGAATGTTTTCATCATTTCGGCATTCATTGCCATGATGGCTGCATTATTTTGCAAAGGTGTTTGAATATCTCCAAGCCGTTTTAAAACCTCTGCATCATCAGAGAATGATGTCATAACACTATCACGCAATAAACGCTGCACTTCGTCCCTGCTCTTTCCTGTCATTTGTGAAATTCTTTTTACAATTTCAGTATGATGCAATCCCATCTGCTGGAGTTTCCAAAGTTCCCGATCAGTAGTGCCAGACATTTCCCCGGATTTTATCAAACGCATTGCTATATCACTGATAATCCAATCTTCCAGTTCCTGATACATTTCTATCAGTTTATCTGATTTTCCGTAAAAATAATCCGGCGTTAACATTATCCTCTCCCTGCCTCTCTTTTAACCAAATCAACCCATTCCTGACCATGCGTTTCCTTCGCCCTCTCAAACCAATGATCCGTAGCTTCCGAATGCCCGTTCGCATCGTAGTGCAATGGTCTGCCAGTCGGATATTTCTTTTCTCCGCTGTGCGCCCATGATCTTCCATCCTCTGTCAGATACAATTCTCCCATATACTGATAATGCGCATATGGCACATTCGTCTCAATCAATCCGGGTTCAATAATATTCGTCGCTCCTACCATAGATCCCTGTTGAAACGGCATATATGGAATCATGTCATTCAAGACCTGCATGTCCAGTTTATCCTGTGCGCGTCTAAGATTTCCGTCAATTCTGCTTGTATCAAGTCTTATATTTACGTTTCCAACAGTCCTGTCGTACCTCATTTACATCCCCCATACTGTAATGGCTGCACTTATCATTAAGAATCCCCAGTAAATTGTGTCGCATATTTTTTTCTTTTTCCTTGCCTTATCCATTTCATCTAAAAACGAAATACCAAATAAAAGCATGATTATTTTTAACACCATTTCTATTCCTCTCCATACAGTCCCTGATTTAATTTTTCCGCTTCTGCCGCATCCATTTCTGCCTGCATCTGTCTGGCTTCATCCTCAGACATATTCTCAAACTTAACAAAATACATCCACGCCGGCACTTTACCGGCTGTCACATATCCCCACCATGTTTTTTTATCCTCTTCGTAGTTGTAGCAAATATCTCCAAATCCATAATCAACTTCGTATATTCCGACAGGAGACTGATTATACAGATCCGCATACTTATCAATAGCATAGATCAGATCATCCATTGTCATTTGCAGCTTATCCCTCATATCCTTTATAAATTGAATAGTGCGCTGCTGTGATGCTTCAACGCCGGTTGCTGTCTGAATGCCGGTCATGGAATCAAATGAAAAATATCCGTTCGAATAGCCGCACTTATATGCAAGGATTGATAAAATATTGTTGATTCCCTTGATTCTGGTATCAGTATTGAGATTCGGATTGATCTCCTGATAAAAGTTCTCCGGTGATTCTGATAGTACATTCTTTACATATCTTGGTTTTTTCAGATATTTGCGGATAACGTTCCCATCCGAATCCTTTACAGATCCTTGAAACATCAGACGATCATCTGCCAGTACAATGCGCTCGCTGTCAAATATCTCCCCTGCATTCCGACTGTATGCAACATCCAGATCTTTCAGCTCTTCCAGTGCCTCCGCAAAAATACTCATGCCCAATGGAGACTCAGGTTCAATATTGTTTGCCATTGGTGTTTTGAATACCGAAAATAAAGGCTTCTCTAAATTTTCTATTGCAGCTTCCGGCATCAATCCTTTCCACGGTGTTTTTTCCATATCGATTGGCACACCCAAAGAAGTGGAACTGCTTGATATAAAACACCTGTTGCTGACCAGATAAACATCATTCACAAACCGGTGATACTCCAACCGTTTATAAAACCTCTTAGACTGCTCATAGAAATCAAAGAAAATCCCTGCTCGTATATTGCCGTTCCCGTCAATTTCCGTCGGCAGGAACCGCTGCGGATCAAAACAGTCGATCCCGTCCCCGTTCGGTTTCAGAATAACCGTACCGTTTACACATCCCTTTTCCACATACTCACGGATCTTGACGAACATATTATCAATAACGCCCTGTAAATAATCTGCCCTTGGTGATCCGCTGATTTTGATTGACAGATCAAGACAGGTTAATCTTGCCGTTTCCGATGATACCGATTTTGCAAAATTAATCGTCTTTACATGGCTGTCCTGATCTACCCATTTCGGATGACCGGCATAGATCTGGTTCCACGTTCTGATTGCTGTATCCATTGTATCTGACAATAAAATATCTGTATCGAATATCCTCTTCGCATCCGCTTTAAAAAACATTTTGCTCCACCATCCTTTTATTGCTGCTATAATTCCCATGTTTCACCACCTTATATAAGTCCTCTGTTATATCTGCGCGCTACTGTATAAATAAAGTACCTAATGAGATCCATGTGGTGATCGTACTCCTTAATAACACGATCCTCGCCCACTGCCTTTTCATCCCAGGCATACGCTCCAAACTCTTTTCGTGTTTCCTCACAACTCTCATGGATCTGTAACATCCCAAGATTCAGATACTTTGTAACCTCCTGGATTCCGTTCAGTACATCGTTATTACCATCTGTACAGGTAAACTCTCCATACTTCCGGATCGTTGCTTTCATGGCTGCCGCTGACGGATCAATAACAATGGACGTGATTGGGAATCTGTCTGCTACCTCCTGAATCATTTTGTAATATGCTTCATTGTCAATGGTCACTCCCTTTTCTCTTCCGGAATAGTGCCCTTCCCGAAGCATCCGCACCCTGCCATCATTCTGCAGTTCCATCAGACCAACCGCAAACGGGTTCATGGTACCGTAGTCAATAGAAAGATAATAGGATGCCTGTGGATCATACTTATATTCGCCATGAAAGATGTTCTTTTCTTTGTCGAACATTCCATACACCAGTCCCTCTGCAATCACCCACAAACCAAGGATAAAACGATCATAGAATACTCCGCTGTACATTGCCCGGTATCGTGCTTTTACTTTCTCCGACAGGCTTAAGTTATCATCCATTGTAAAATGCAGATATAGCAGATTCTTTTCCTCTGCCTTGTCAATCCAGTTCATCTTAAACCAATGGCTAGGGGAATCCGGGTTGCAGTTAAACCAAAACTTTGAACCCTCCACAGAGCATCGTCCAGTTGCCTGATTCACGAATGATTCCGGCATAAGTGCCACTTCATCGAAAAACATCCCGGCTAATGTAATACCCTGTATCAAATCCTGCGACCGCTCATCCTTGCCGCCAAATATGTAAAAGAAATTTACAACTTCGCCCTTTGAAATCTCGACCATGTTGTCGGAGCGGTGGTCTGCTACCTTATAACCACGGCTTTTTAGCATTAATTTCAGCCAAAATAGGACATTTCGGCGGAAAGAGCCGATTGTCTTTCCTGCCATGCCTAAATTCTGTTGGTTAAATGTACTCATAGCCCACAGGGTAAAACTCAGCGACATGCTCAATGTTTTTCCCGATCTGATTGCTCCGTCTGCTATGATGCCATCCATATCCTTTACCGGCGATGCATCACACCACCACGTCAGAACCTTCTTCTGCTTTTGGGAAAATGGCATGAACACAAAGCCGTTCTGCTTATACTTCTGTTTCATCCTCACAGCATTTCGCATAACGTTCGCTTTCAAGTTAGTTATCCGTTCGTCAATGCTTTTCCAATCACTCATCTGACCACACTTCCTGCGCCGATGTATTTAAGGCATCTAAGAAGTTGTCCTGCTCCGGTGTATCGTCTGTACTCTCTTTTGTCTGCATCTCTATTTTAAGCAGATCAACTTCCAACTTGCGTTTGTCAATCTCCTGGCTATGTTTCTGTGCATCCAGTGCAGTAGGAATCATGTAAATCTCCTTTAGATTTTTCAGTGCCCCGGTCACCTGAGACAGTCCCAGTCTATCAATAGGACCGTTCGCAATGTTGATATGCTCAGTCTCATCTATAACTTCCCTGGTAGGCTTTCCGATCGCAGTATCATCGTTATACTCAACCGTCTTAACCTTTTTCTTATCCTTTACGATATACTGTTCCAGTTCCCCTAGCGCCTGCTCTGCTTTCTCCGCTGCTCTATCTGCAATGGATAAAAGGCGTACTATCCTGTCCGCGTCTGCATCAGAGGATTTTTCCAAGGCTTTTTTCTTTGTATCCTCTTTGTACTCTCTTCTTTTGTCTGACCATTTTCCTTTTGCAGACTGATCCATAACTGTCTGAATTGGAATTGAATATTTCTCTGCCAAGTCCTCTAAACTGCAAGGCTTTCTGCTTATGTCTGTCACATACTCATGTTCTATCTCTACCCATGACACGGATTCCGAACGTTCGCTTTCGTTCGCTTTGTAATCCGAACGTTCGTTATCCCAATCGTATGTATTTTTCCATCTGCGAATGGTCCCCTCAGGCTTTCCCAGCTGGTCAGCAATGTCCACCAGCTTCATGCCGTCCTTATACAGTTCATATGCTTTATCAGCTAATGGATTTTTCTTTGCTGCCAACCGATCATCTCCTTTCATGGCAATAAAAAAGATACCGCATCCATCAAGGACATGGTATCTTTTTACAGGTGCCCGGATTGACCACCGGAGCCTCACATTGCTGTGTGTTCTCCTTCCTAAACTACTACCTGTTAATATGATAATACCATGCCCTCTGCACTCTTTCAATCATTTTTCTTTCTTTTGGACTTACCTCATACGTTCCCTTTTCGTCATGTATATATCCCTTATGTGTATGCAGATCAATCTTTTTTCCGTTCACATTGTGTAAATGCCCTGTATCAATTTGCTTATACCGCTTCTTGTTTTTATCGTAATATGAGATACTTTTTATTTCATTCTTGGTATTTACAACTGCATACACTCGCCCATCTGTCATGGTTTCCATTGGTGCTGTAGCTGATCCATTATTATAACTAACAAATTTTATATTTCCAGTCTGATATAGTGTTTTATATTCACTGCCATACTTCTTACCTTTATCGCTTAATCCACTACTGGCTCCTCTGCCACCAAAGAACTGCAAATTCTCTACCACTGCGCCACCTCCGCCTCATGCCACTTCTCACTAAACTGCTTGATATGTACAATATTTCCCTTACACTCATCCGGGACTTTGCCACAAAAAATAATCTGTGCCGGCTGCAATCTCTCCACCATATCAAAATAACCATCTAAAAACCGCTGTTTCCCTTCCTCACTGTTCTGTGTTCCTACAGAAGAAACTGCAACAACACCATGTGTAGGTTCTCCATCAAAGCACCATTCAAACGACTTCCGATCGCTCCAGCAAATCGTAGGAATAACATTGATTCCATGCATCTGCCAGTACGCGCCGAGCCAGTGCTTACGGTAATGGTTATAGATCTGTAACGACTTTGGAAAATCCGTATACAGACTGAAATCCGGTGTCAGCACATACTTAAACCGTTGCAACATTGCCGTGTACTTATCCGGGTCTGTCCATACTCTGGTAAACTGGTAATCATCCAGGAAGAAATGTACTGCCTTATTCTCCGGTTCTTTTGCGTTCCTCGCATAATTGAATCCGATAAATTCTGCATTATCAAATTGTACAGGCTCTAACTCCGGTATGTCATACTGCCCGACTCCGTCAAATAATATCCTCTGTGCATTTTCGTAATTTCTCTGTGTTTTATACATGGCATAGTCCTTTCCTCATATCATAATTATAGGACAGGTCAAGCATGGATTTGTGCCAACTTTAGGGCATAATAAAAGAGAGGCTGTTATTCCTCTCTTCCCCATACGATCATATACTGCCCGTTCTTTTCTTCCACCAGATGCGCCATCCTCTGCCGCATAAGTCTCTGCGCTGTGCCTTTTCTCCTGTAAAAACTCCTCCTGCTGATTGGGAGAATGCCGTAGTGTGCTTCAAGCATGTCGTAACTGGTCCCAATAATGATTGATTCTGTCAGTTTATCAGCTATGATGCTGTCCACGTTCATGCAGATCTCGTATATTTCTTTTTCATCCACGCACATTCCCCCCCCTAAAACTTTCTTTTCCTATTCTTCTCCCTGCCAGATCTTCGGTGTACCATCAGCATTGAGCATAACGGTAAGACCGCCGCCCGTACTTATTGTGATATATAAATACATCACTCCTGTGTCATTATCTGCATAAATAAGATATTCTTGTCCACTTCCCACCAGTACCATTGTGTTTTCCTGTCCCGCACTGACATTTGCTGTATCACTGCATCCGGCAATCAGAAGTGTTGCTGTTATGATGGCTGTTATAAGTTTCTTTCGCACTGCATTAGTCCTCCGTATTTTCCTCATATTCCTCTTTGCTGATGGTCCTGATGCATTCCTCACTCACGCCTAAACTTTTCGCCATGTTTGCAATGGCTCTTTTCACATAGTCGTATGCACTTTCTTCAAAAATCCTTGGCTTTTCTTCTGTGACTGTAAAACCTATATTCTGCTCTGTATATCCAACGGAACCCTCTCCGCCAAACATTTCTGAATCCTTAATTTCAAAGTATAATGATATTCTGATTTTCATTTCATTCATTGTTTTTCCTCTCTTTCTCAAAGTTCATCGATCATCTTTGAGTACTCGTTATACTGTTCTTCCGTCACATCTGCGACATTGTTCAGGAAAAAATATAAATATCCTTTTGAGTACTCGGCTGACCATAGTTTTAATTTGATTTTCTTTTTGGCAATTTCATAATAGAGACCGAAATCCATTATTATATTTTTCATGAGATGACCATTCCTCTCTTCTTGGTTTTGTTATCTGGTTCTAAAATAAACTCATCTGGTTCTCGTCGTACTGGTAAATGCGTCCAGTCATGATCCTCCCTAACTGACGCAATCTCTCCACCCGTGGTTTCTGCTTAAGATTCGCCATATAATTATTATCCACTTCCGGCGGTATGGAAAAATAACATTCCTCCGGTAATGGCAACTGATTTTCTGTGCAGATCTCGTGGATCTTTGACTGATAATAAATGATATGATTCCGTGTCAGATTCATGTTGCAGCCATCCGACCAGAACGGATCATTACACCCGTTCTGATTGATAACTTTCCAGTGTTCTATTTCTCTGCGGATGCACTGGCAGTACTCTTTCACTTTATCTTCTGCTGTCTGGATCATGGCAACACCTCCGAAAAATTAAGTTTCATCTGTGGATCCGGCTCATAGTTCATCCACACCGTTTCCATCCGCGGCTTTCCGTGCTCTGCACAGCTTGAAAACTGTTTTTTCTCCCATCCGTTCAGATAGTCGTTATACATTTCTGACTCATAACCAGAAATCATAATCTTTGCTTTACTCTGCAGTAACGCTTTTAATAATTCCTCGTGATCCGCATCCGTCATCTCATGTTTATACTGTTTCCCGGTTCTGGTACTTAAAACATACGGAGGATCAATGTACATAAAAACATTGCTGTAATTAAATCTCTCAATCACTTCCACCGCCGGGCGGTTCTCGATCTGTACCATGCGCAACCGTTCCGCTATGTCAATGATCCATTCCGGCAGACGGTACCAGTTCCATAATGCATAAGCTCTTTCTCTGCCCTGTACATCATTTTTCCATCCTACCTTGCTGCCATTGGTACGGAACCCGTGCCCTTGCCAGCACTGAACCAGAAATCGCAATGCTTTATGGTACGGTTCATCCGGCATCATCAGCTCCCATACATCCAATTTATATGTATCCTCATATTTTTCACGGCTGAATGGTGTAGTCATTACCATTCTGGCCAGACGTTCCGCATCTTCCTGTATGCACCGGAAGAGATTCACAACATCATGATCCAGATCATTGATTGTTTCGATATCAGATACCGGCTTATTGAATAGAACTGCTCCACTGCCGAAAAATGGTTCTACATAGCTATGATGTTCCGGTATCAGTTCGACCAATTTTGAAGCTATGTTCCATTTACTTCCCGGATATTTCAATACTGTTCTCATGCCCGCCCCTCCAACATATCAAAGATATTCTGTTGTCCTGTCACGCTATCCTCTGCTCGCATAGAAACTTCTCCGTAATTTTCTACAAGCATTTCATTCTTGGCTCTCTCGTAGAAATTCCGATCAATCTCGAACCCATAGCTTGGTCTACCAAGTTCCATTGCTGCTCGAAGTGTGCTGCCGCTACCACAGCACGGATCAATCACCACATCCCCTTCATCTGTAAAGATCTTAATCAGCTTTTTCAACAGGCGCACCGGCTTCTGTGTCGGGTGGATATTTGGATATTTCCCTTTTGGATCTTTCTCCCAGTGCATCCAATCAAATATCATCTTTCCCTCGTTGTTAAACTTTGGCAGCTTGTCCCGATAAAAGATAAGTCCGTGCTCGGTTCCAAGCCATATTGCCTTATCTGTTTCCGGCAATCCCTTATGCAATACAAGAGCGTGTTCCGTTGCACCTACCACCCTCATGTTCGCCTTTAAAACCTGCGCGGAATAGTTCTTGCAAAATGTAAGATGAATATTATTTCCGAATCCGTGTTTTTCTGCCGCTTTGAGCATGGTTGGTATCTGCTGGAACGAACAGAACACGATCATGCATGGCGCTTTGCCCTTTTCCTTTGGCTCTTTCTTAAGCATCTTGCTACAGAAATGGAAGTATTCGTACAGATTAAAATTGAAATCTGAATTAAATGCTGCCTTTCCTGCAAGTTTGCTTCCTCCATTCTTGTTATCGCCGCCGTTGTACCACATCGGATTACTGCCATAAAAGTTTTTTCCTACGTTGTACGGAACATCTGCGATAATTAATTGCGCACTCGGTATTCCGTATTTTTTATAATTCTGCATTGAATCTCTGTAAATTTCACATTTTAATTTCTTCATTTTTCCTAAAAGGAACCCGATATATCGTTACCCCAGCTGGAGGTTCGGCTCCTTTCTTATATTCCGTGCACACATCTACAATAGTGCACTTTAAATTTAATTATGTTGTGTTTTATGCAACAAACTCATTGTTTTATTGCTTTTAAATCATCCAATCTAACGGAAAACCTCTCACTCCTTTCAATTTACTTTAAAATCTCATCTAAGCAGGCATTCCAACCAACTTTATACGATGGTGCAATCCTGTCCGGCTGTGGATATTTTCCGCACACTTTCATCTTCTCCGGCAGTTCCCGGAGCTGGCACCAATCCGGCTTTGCTTCTTCACTATTTAATGAAAGCTCTTCAGCGCATCCGCATCAATCAGTCTCATCGTTCGCCCTCCTGTTCCAATCTGTAGTTGCTTTCGTTCGCTCGTCTTTCCCTGTTCTGATGCCTCCGTCCTGATCCATGTACATCTCACATTCATAGATTTTTGGAAATTCTATTCTGCATTTCATACATTTGATTTTGAACATTACCCCAACAGATGATTGTGATGACTTATTTGTAATGGTTAAGAACATTGCGTTTCCACCGCAGAACGGACATGGCTTCAAATTTTCGTTCATTCTTCATCCCCCCAATCTAATTTCTGACCACAATCACAATATACGGTATCCTCTTCCAATATGTCTCCACAGCAAGGACATCTCCCTATAAGACCGACATAGCTGTCTCCGTCTTTTACCTGAGATATTGATTTCACTTTCTTCGCTGTCTGCTTCTCCACCGCCGCCCGGCATTCTTCCACCGTGCCGATTTTCCGGTATTTCTGGATTTCTTTCAATGCATTGATTGCCATCTCGTAACATTGGATTTCTCTTTTTCTCTCGTAATTCTGTGTACACATTTTGGCTAAATCAATAGAAGTCTCAAGTCCTTTAATTGCTTCATTCTCCGTCATGACTCTATCTTTCATTTCTGCCAATTCCTCCTGACTGAATTTTGTGTAACCGATTCCACAATTTGTAAATCCTCCCGCTCTATACGCTATGGTTCTCGGCATCTTACACCTCCAACAGTTCCGGATTGTCAAATCTGTTACCATTAACTTCAATTGTGCTTCCATAGCATTCTTCAAACTCAGATTTATGACCGTCTGCATCTTCAACATTCCAACACATATCCTCTTGATTCCAGATAATCTCGTAAAAAGCTCTTTCGTCAGAATCCCATACTATATCATGTTCAAACACCAGCTTTTTGTTCTTATCAGGCATTGCGGTGCACTGGCAGATGGTAGATGGATCAACGACATAAAATTCAACATCCGTATCTTCATACGCTTCAATTTCTCTGATCTCTCCGTCTTTGTCATAACTTGGCAATCCGTATACCCATCTTCCATTATCAATCCGCTTTGCGCGGTATAAAAATCTATTCTCCATCGCGTTCCACCTTTTTCCCTTTACAAACTCCTCTGTGTTCATGCACGGAAAATGAAATACTTCCGGTCTGCTTCATGTAAGTCAATTTTTCTCCGGTCAACTCACATTTATGTTTACGTTCGTTTAAATACTGACATCTTCCATCACAGTACATCACTTTCCCCCTCCATTTCTTTCAGCTTGGCTTCGGCTTCCTCTCTATCAACAAAATAATCATAATGTAATCCACTTAATGGTAAAGTTACGTAATCGCCGTAGTCGTCTCGACAATTCCAGTAAATACCGCTCTTGTCATATTCTATCTGTTGACCATCAACAGGATATATCGGGTATACTTTCTCGCCCTCTTCCCTGTTGTTGTCAATAGCGTACAGTACCTCAGGAGTTCCTACGAAGCACACTTTCAGTTCTTCGGGTGTATATCCTAAGTCCTCATAATCTTTTAGCCTTCGATATACTGCGTCTATTTCTTCACAGTCTGGCTCGCAAGCCCTTTCCCATAATTCATCATCTATCCATGATGGATTGCTTTCTGTTAATCTCTCCATGCTATTCCTCACTTTCTCTCTGTAACCAGTCCAACGTACATTTTCTACAGTTGCCATATCGATCGCATTTAGTGTCACCGCCCGTGATATCTGCCGGACACATAACCGCCAGTGCCAGTTCCTCATCCGTCATGCTCCTGATCCGGTCTGCATTGGTCTGTGGTCTGCATTCTTTCACAATCTCAAAGCACTCATCCTTCCAAGTTAAAACATTTTCTAGCTTATAGGAACTGTAGCCAACATGATAATAATCCTCTCCGATTTCCTTGTACTTGATTTCGTAATATGGCTTTTTTCCTTTCATTGTTACGATAATATCTAAACAGGAAACTTTAATGCGTTCCGTTTTGCTATCCCGTGCCGCAGTTCTTATACACTCAATCATGACTTTCCTCGCTTTCTGCTTTTACCACCTTACTGTAAAACGTCTTTGCACACATGCCACACGCGCTTGCCGCTTCCTCTATTGTGATGTATCCGGCTCTCCAATTCCTACGCATCTGGTCAAAATTCTCCGGCAATGGAATTGATGGTCTGCCAAATTTCACACCTCTGGCTTTTGCCGCCGCAATTCCCTCTGCCTGTCTCTGCCGGATATTGGTTCTCTCGTTCTCTGCCACAAAGGAAAGCACCTGCAGCACAATGTCGCTTAGGAATGTACCCATAAGGTCTTTCCCCCGCCTCGTGTCAAGCAGCGGCATGTCCAACACCACAATATCAGCTTCACGAAAACGTGTGATTCGGCGCCATTCCTGTATAATTTCATCATAGTTTCTTCCCATCCGGTCAATACTTTTTATGTACAGTACATCTCCTTTTTTCAGTTTGTGATAAAGAATTTTATATTTCGGGCGGTTAAAATCCTTACCCGACTGTTTATCCATATAGATATTTTTGTCCTCTATGCCCTGTTTATGCAGTGCATCAAGTTGTCTGGCTTCGTTCTGCTCTTTGGAAGAAACTCTGATATAGCCATATTCCATTGTTATCCCTCGCTTTCCATGTACGGCTCCGGCAGTGGCATCCAGGCTGTGACATTTACACTATCAATATCATCACCGAGGACAAACCGTCCTCCCAAATATTGTACAAAGCAACAACGGTTTCGATATGTATCCCATCCAATTACACTATTAAGAGATTCTTCCGGCAGTCGCTCACTTACTGGAATCCATCCGCTTTCCTGCTCCAAAATCCTGTTGATTTCTTCCTCCGAAACCACTTTTGTTAGTGGAGAATATCCACAGGCTTCTGTTAATGATTCAGTTATCCGGTTTTTAATTCTGCTCATTTCCATTCTGGTCCTCACTCTCTGCCAGTTTGGCATGCTCCCATATTATTGTAGATCCATTAGTGGTGCTCCATGATGTTTTGCCATCGCTCCACGCATACACATAATTGTTCTCGAATTTAGCAAAATGTTTTTTCTCCCATTCGTCGCTGCTGCAGCATCTAACATAAATCGGTGTGTCAACAGGAACTTTACTCCAATCAACAGGCGGCTTGCCATATTCGTTATCAGCCCAATCACTTAATTTTTTTGTACAATCGTTACAACCATAAAAATCACAATCAATGCATTTTCCACATGATTTCGGTTTTCCATGAACGATAGCTACTTTATATCCATCACAGGCAATTTCTGCGATCTCTTTGGCATACTTCTCTTTATTCAGCATCTTTCTTCTCCTTCCCATACCGCAACTGATACGGTACTTCTCTGAATCTTTTCAACGCATCCTGGTCCGGGTGCTTTGTCGGCATTGACAAGTTATTATTCATTTTTCCGATAATTGCGCGGCGTTTCTTACCTTCTTTCCACATTTATATCTCCCCCTGCCTCTTCTGATCTCTCTTCGGGCACCAGCGCGGGGAACTCTTAATCAGCCTGCATATCTCTCTTTCTTCCCTGCGGCAGTAACATAACGCTTTCATATCCTCGTCAACGCGTTTCATCATTCCCCGGCTTTCGCATTTGTTACACTCCGGTGCTACCTCGTATCCATCATTATCTGTGGCATTCCGTAAATCATTTGCATTGATGTAATAAACAAATCCACCATACTCGCAGCCACCATTAAAAGCCGGATAGATAATCTCACGGAAAATCTCTTTAACCGTCATTCCCTTATCCAATGCTTTTATAATCTCATCCCGGTACGGCGAATACATGCTTTGTCCTTTTCTCTTACCCATTGTTCCGTCCTTTCATCACTTTTTCTATCATCTCTTCCCTGTGCCGCTCTGCGATATGATCCCGCACCGACTCCTCCGGGAATGCGATCTGGTACGTCCGTTCTTTGATCCGGTTCGTGACGCGGTCATCATACTGCAATGTTTCCAGTGATTCATTGCTTGTAAAAATCGTCACTTTCCGGTTTATGTAACGCTCGTTGATGATCTGATACAGTTTGTCGTTGATCCAGTCCGCCGGACATTCCACACCAAAATCGTCAATAATCAACACATCTGCGGTACTAAGTGCATCCAGCAAGCGGCTCTCGCTGTATTCTGCATCCTTTCGCCATGTATTCTTGATCTCCTGCAAAATGGTCAGCGATACCGCAAACTTGACTGCGTAACTTTTCATAAGTTCATTGGCGATCCCTGCAGCAATCCGGGTTTTTCCGCTACCCTTAGTTCGGGACCAGATAAAAAGTCCCATACCCTGTTCTTTTTGGTTCTCGAAATCATCCAGATAGGTTTTTATAATCTTACAGGCATCTGACACTTTCTTTTTACTGTCTGGGTTCCGGTACGCATCCATCCGAAACGTCTTTAAATCCATTCCCCGGAATGCCTCCGGTATATCCGCAAACCGTAACCGCCTTGACATCACCGCACGTTCGCGGCATTTACATGGTACTGCCCGCTCAACACCGTCCTTTTTTACCAGTATCCATTCATCCCCATTGCAGATCGGACACACATCAGAATCCCTGGAACTCTCCGGTGTCTCCGCGTTCCTGCATGAGTTCGTTGAGTGATTTCTCATGCGTTCCAGTATTTCTTCCAGTTGATCCATGGTCCTCTCCTTTCAGGTATTGCATAAATAAATTTTCGCGAAGCCAGTTCTCCGGCTTTTTGATATATCGCTCTGCTGTTTTCTCCCGCCTGCATGTATCTGCATAATTCTGTGCTGCCAGTACCAGATCATCTTCCGGTACACCAGCCAGTACCGCATTGCAGTATTCTGTTTCAACAAAATAGCCAGTACACCGTTTTGGATAGGCTGCGGCAAATTCCTCAAACTGCTCCACGGGGGATATAGGGGGTGTGTTATGTTTTTGTTTATGTCTTTGTTTATTAATAGGTTCACTTTGTGGTTCACACTGTGGTTCATTTTGCGGTTCACTTTGTGGTTCACACTGTGGTTCATTTTTATAATAATTTTGAACCACAAGACTTTTTATCTTATATTGTGCCGAAAGATTTCCTCCCCTTGCTTTCCACTCAATAAAACCATCCGTCGCAAGTTTATTCCTCGCTCTTTTTAACGCTGATGCATTTAATCCAGACCGAAGTCCAAGGACTGACGAAGCTACCGTAAACGTATCTGGCCACCCTGCCTTATTCGCTATGGACATCAAAGCATGCCATAAGGCGATCACAGTGTTGGGCTGCGGGTTTAGTTCGAGCCTGTCGTAAAATGCTTTTATCTCAGCTAAGTAATTCAAGACATCACCCCGTTTCCAAGTCCGTTATTGTCACTTCTGTTCGTGGATGCCATTTGTCAACATCTACATAGCTGCCATCCGTAGAAACGATGATCTTGTAATTATCATCTGCCAGTACCTTGTAGTGCACTAAAATGTCATGCAAAGCCTCATGCAGGTTTGTGAGATCGACTTTTCGGTTGTTTGGCATGTAATACACGGCTTTTACATTTACTTTGCGATCGATGGTAGTTATATGCGGCATATACGGCTTGCACTGCTTTTCATATTTCATATACGCTGCTGACTGTATTATTTTAGGGCGTCCTGTTTTTGGGTTTTTAATGATCCTCTGACTGTTTTTCTTCGTGATCGGTTTTAAATCGATCGTAAATTTATACTCCATCCGCACCGCCTATTCTGATCTGTGCATTGCAGTCCCTGATCTGTTCCGCGAGATATGCCGGAAGTGTATAACAATCAACAAACTCATGTGCTTCTGCAAGGTCTTTTCTTTTCAATGCCTTATAACTCTTTGTCTTGCCGTCATCGTCATATAATCCAAATTCACGCTTTAACTGGTTATATATATCTGTGTAAACTCTTTTACGAATTGCTGTATCCTTATAGGCTTCTGACTGTTTGCCGCCTAATAACTGCACACCCATACGTTTTACATGGGCTGAGATCTCGTCCGACTCCACACCAAACAGCGGTATATCGTTCTCGATGGAATGTACTTTCTGTTCTACATTCTCAACTTTCTGTTCGAGTTCCATCGTCCCCTGTGCAATCAAAGCAATCTGTTCAAATGCGGTAAGTGGCTTTTTAACTGCCTCTTCCATTTCATGAAAACGATTGATGTATTTCGCTGTGAACTCTGTTCCCTTAACTCCTGTCAGCTTATGTGCGATAAATTCACAACCTTTCTTTGTTACCAGATAACATGGTCTGCTCTGGTTATTGGCATCTTTGTACTCACTTTCCTCAAAGAAATCGCCCAGCGCAATTTTGCTCTCGGCAAATTGCTTTGCATATCTTCTGATGTCTCTTAATAATTCTTTATGTTCTTTTCCGACCATCTCGGAAACCTCAACCGAGGTAATTTTCTGCTCTAAATTCAACTTTTTCTCCTTTCCCTCCGGCACCCATCGGCACCGGAGATCATGGCTCTTAATAATACTGTGATATATTATTTTTCACACGAACTGTTTCTTAAGGTGTTTCAACCCTACAAATAACTTTTTCCATATCTCTTCCGGAAAGCATCCCTGGCATCATCCTCGCTCACATCTTCATGTTCTACGATATAATGCTTTTCCCATGCAAGCTGACCGATAATGTGCATCAACACACTCATTTCCTTATTACGGTGCACGCTCATGTTCCCCTCATGATGCTCATAGGATAACGGCACCCACAAACCATCTTCGTCCGATAACCGGCGGTTCGCTGTCCCCTCAAAGATATGATGCCTGTGCACGTTCGGCGTGCCGTCGATCATATCATATCCGGCATAACTCATATCAATAACAATAGAATCTTTCATCTACACCTCCCCGATCAATTCACTTGACCAGATAGGTCTATTCAATACTTTCGTATGCTTGCAGTAATCACAATGTTCACAACGCATCGGCTCTACTGCTCCACTTTTCAGCATAAGGATTGTTGATACGTTTTGCTCAACCTCTGTAAGTGCTTCATCAAGCAGGCTCTGTTCCACAGCGATCACCTGTATATCAGCCTCTTTTTCTTTTGAGACTGCTGCAATAAAAAATGGAAGCTTCTTTCCAGTATTGATTTCAACAACTTTCTGATAAACTGCGCCCTGAATGTAATAACCCCATTCTGCAAGGAAATTAAGGTGTCCTGTATCTGGATGATAAAATTCCTTGGTAATACTCTGACAGGTTTTCAGATCCACAATGCATTTGCCTGGATGGTAACTGTCAATTTTGATTTTCCACTTTGCACCAAACATATCCGCTGTCATGATGACCTGTTTTTCGCCACTCATGTACTGCATAAACAGTGCATCCCTTTCACATCGGTTAATCATCTCATTTGCCTTTACATACTCGGCTTTCAGATTTCCATCCTTTTTAAACATGCATGGATGCTGCGCTTTGAATAAATCAAGCGTTCCCTCAAAATGTGCATCTACATAAGAACCGACCATCAATGCTGTGGAATCTTCCATAGCCTCCACCCATGTACCATTTAACTTTGAAAGGGCATATTCTTCACAGCCAGGCTTGCCGTATGTACCCATAAAATCTTTATACTGGCTGACAGATAAATACTCTTCATTTGCCTCACGGCTGTAATAATTCTCACTCGTTAATAACATTATCAAATACCTCCGATGCTTCTTTTGCGATTTGTGCCTGTCTGGAATCTGCGAATGGATCCGGCACTTCTTTTTCAACAGGGAAATAATCCTCTACCTTTGCCTGTCCGTTTTTCAAAGCTGTGTATACTCCCCATAAGTCGGTACACTCGTCAGCACCAAAATCTCCCATGTTCCGTCCTGCATATTTTTCGATCTGTTCTTTTGTAACTCCAAAATCTTTTTTAAACAGCTTTTCAATCTTGTTAATCTTTTCCTGACTCGGAAGTTCTCCATAGCTTTTTTTCTGTGTTTCTTTACATTCATTAACAGCCATATCTACAACGTCTCCCGGAATAACTCCAAGTATACAGGCTCTCATTCTTCTTGCACCGAAGTTTGCGGTAGCCTCATAAATATCCCTGCTGTCAGTAAGCGCATACGATCCATTTCTTGTATCCCTTTTATGCTCAACACCGAAAATCTTTGTCACACGGGTATTTGTCTCTAAATCCCACGCATATGCCATCATTTCTGATTTTCCGTCTTTCTGCTCTAACTCGATAATTCCATAGTCGATGTTTCCCCAGTTCTGAGCTAATGACTCCGCCAGACGGACCGATGGTCCGCTGACATTCTGCCCGCCTCTTGGATATGAATAAATTGCCTGTTCTGCTAACGTGGCTCTCTGACAACTCCTTCTTATCTTTTCTATTGCTTCATATTCATCTCTGGGAAACTTCTTAGCCATAAAAATGGCACCCTGAACTTCCTGTGTCTGTCTGTTTACCATCATTTCTGTCTGTGATGTCTTAGGTGCAACTGCCGTCTGCTGCCCTACTGATACCATATTATCCATGCCACACCTCCTATAACGTAACAACTGTCATTGTGTCATCGTCCGTTGTTCTGGTTGCAATAAACTGTAATCCTTTGTCCTTGCATTTCTGATAGAGTTTTTCACGAAGATCCGTTGCCAGTTTCTCACCCCCATCGATCAGGATGATATTTAAACCATTCGGATTCTGAATCGCCACATCAATGCAGAGATCCAGCTTTTCTCCTTCAGACAGATTCGATACCGGTAAGCCGTTAATTAACGGCGTTCCGTTCTCAACAGTCAAACCATCAATCGGGATCGTGCAGTTTGCAAGGATTTCCCCAGGAAGCGTTCTCGCTTTCTCAATCTTGTCCGTAAGCTCCTGTGACTGTACCTGCATTTCCTCGATCTCACTCTGCAAACGGAGCATTCTTTTATATTCATTGATATGAGACTGCATTTTTTCAATCTCCTGTGCCTGCTCCTGTAATGCCGCAACATCCTGCGGCTGCCTGTCTGCATATTCTGCATACTCGGCAATCTCTGCATCAAAACGTGCCACATTTGCTTTATATGTCTGCTCAATGACTTCCAATTTGTCCTGTTTCTTGGATGCAAGTGATTCTTTTTCTGTTTCATACGCCCTGATCTGTTCTTTCAAGGATGCAATAGATTTATCAATCTGATTTGCCCGATTGGAAATCTCACGATCTAATGCTGTGATTTCAATCTCACGGTCAGCATCAAATTTCCTGATCTTACTGTCACGGCTGTCTCTCAACAGTTTTGCTCTCTCGATGGTCTGATTTTCTTTCTGCATACGCTCGATCTGACGATAAATATCTCCGGCGCTTGCCTGTTCCCATTTTTCAACGTCATATCCAACTGGGATACCATTTGCGATCTCTTCCACAAAAGCTTTTTTATTTCTGATATCGCGGTCAATATTACGGCGGTTCTGATAATAATCGCCGTTCTCTGCCTGAATATCATTCAGCACAGAAAGAATGTTCTGATCATAAGAAACCCACGCCGGAATCTCCCCGAACCACTCCTTGATTTTGTTCATATCCCACGGATACTCGATCATATCAAGGATGATCGCATTCTGCTGCTTTTTATCCATGTTCATAAACTCGATAGGATTCAACTGCAACGGTGTGAATAATTCCTTTAAAAACGCTTCTGGACTTCCTACCTCTAAACCATCTCTTTTCACTGACTTATAAGGTGCCTTTCCTATTCTGACCTTACGATCAATGGAAAGTCCGGTATCCGTTTCAACGATAATCTCGCCCTCGTTCTCTCCCTTATGTACGATATAGTCGCGATCACTCTTATTGGTAAGCGCGTACTTAATTGCATCCAGCACAGAGCTCTTGCCTGTACCATTTTTACCGGACAGCTCTAAAGAACTTCCATCTGCCTCATACTCTCTGATTCCGAAAAGATTTTTGATTTTAATTTTTGTAATATTACTCATGCTTGATCTCCTTTAATATCTGTATTCTCTTGTCACTTTGTCCCCATCGTTCTCAATCATGATGGATAATTCTGTCTCAGTATTGAGACAAAACCTGCTTCTTATATCTCCGTTGGATGTACAGACAATCGCTGCCACTCCCTCAACGCCGATTTCTTCTAAAACCTCACTCAAATGCTGCAACTCTTCAATAAGATTTTCCTCATCCTTACTGCACAACTTAATTTTTGACACTTATAAATTCCTCCATTTCCATCTGCGTCCAATCCGTTGCCCGGATCATCCGCTCCATCTGTTTTTCACGCTCCTGCCATTCTGTCTCTCCGGTTATGCAGTCATCACACACTCCGTTACGACCTTCGCCCGGATCCATGAAATATCCACAGCGTTTGCATTGTTTCTCATACATTGACACAACCTCAATTCCAGTGTTACAATAAACACAGAAATACTTGGTATTTCCACGATTGAAATAGCACCTGTTCTCGCCAAAGAATTTTCAGGGTGCTATTTTTTTGTCCTCGATCAGCTCCATATCTCCGTCCAGCTTGTCCGCCTGCCGAAAATAAAGCAACTCGATCTGCGTCTCTCTCCTGTGCTCCGACAGAACTCTCAACCCATATCCAGCTCCGGCGATAAATCCACCAAGGATATAGACTGCTCCGGCATAGTACATGTACACTCCGTCGCTGTCGAGACAGCACATGGCAAGCATTGATATGGTGCCGCCGGTTGCCATGATGATTTTAGATAAACGTCTCACACACTACCACCTCCCCTCATAATTTCATCAAAGTAAGAATCTCCGAATCGGAAACTTCCAACTCCTTGAACAAAATCAGCATATCCGAATAGCTGAACAAACTTTTTTTCAACCGATTACTAAATGCCGGCTGGGTAATCCCGATCATTTTCGCTAAATCTGCCTGAGTTAACTCCTTCTCATACATCTTCCCAACAATCCATTTGCTGAAATCGCTGACTTTGTATTCTTTTTTCTTGATGGTTACTCTAGGCATATGACCACCGCCTTTCTTGTTACATTTCTTTATTTCTCCATCTGTGGTACAATCTCCTCACAGGACGTTGCCGCGTCCGAGTATCAATCCCAAATGAGATTTATTACTATGGATCTCTCATAGTTGCCCACTTCGTTCTCAAATTAGATGGGATGGAACAGAAGATGGAGTAACTAAATGCCACTTAAATAGGAACTACAAACACTAAAAATTAAGTATCATGCCGGGCTTTTTCCAATTCCGCTACTCTCTCCTTCAATTTTTCGAGATCTTCTTTTATTCCTCTCTGTCGCAAATCCATCCAGTAAAGCCTGTCATATGCATGTGCTTCCATGTCAATTTCATGCTTGAACTTTCCAATCTTTCCGATAATGTACTGCTGTAATCTGTTCACCTGATCACTCTCCCTTCTCTTTTATGTGAATTTAATTCACGCATTAAGGTAAAAAAATTTCATCTCGTTCTTTCCGGGTGAGATGCAATACCCTTGTTAATGCAGTAATTTCAGATGCATAAAAATTACCACTTTTCATTCTGTTATAGAGAGTTTCACGCAATATACCTGATTTGTCAGCTATTGCAGTAACTGTCATCCCAGAATTACTTATTTTCTCTTTTAGCAGTTCCACATTCGCCACTTCTTTATTACCTCCTTTCCGTGAACTAAATTCACTATATCACTGATGTGAATTTCTGTCAACACTTTTTAATAATTTTGTTGAATTATTTTACACAAAGTGGTATTATGATAATACAAATTAATTAAGGAAAGGAGTTCTGCTTATGTTACCGTTATATAAAAACATAAAATTAAGAAGGACTGAGTTGAAAATGTCTCAAGATACATTGGCAGAATTAACTGGATATAAAGATAGATCATCCATTGCCAAAATCGAAAAAGGAGAGGTTGACCTTGCAGAGTCAAAAATACGAGAATTTGCAAAAGCATTAAAAGTATCTCCCCAAGAGCTCATGGGCTGGGATGAACCAGATGATGAACCAATGACCATCGCCGCCCACTTTGATGGCGATGAGTATACCGAAGATGAACTGGATAAAATCAAGGAATATGCAGCATTTATCAAATCAACTAGAAGATAGTCCAATTTATTTGACACCTATTGAACTATTATGATACATACGCAGAGGGGAGGGGACGTGCCTTTGACAAACTATGAACTTCTACTGGACGATGCTGAAAAAGAAAATGTTGAGGTTGTAGAAACTTCTCATTTTTCAGGAACGCAGGTAAAAGGACTATACTTAAATAATCATATAGCTATTAATGCTGATATGAAAACCGATACAGAAAAAGCCTGCGTACTGGCGGAAGAACTCGGACACCATTACACCGCTGTGGGAGATATCATTGATCAATCATCCATAGAGAACCGGAAGCAGGAAATGCGCGGCAGGATCTTAGCTTACAATAAATTGGTGGGTCTGCGAGGTATCGTAGATGCTTACCTGCATCATTGCCAAAATTTATCAGATACAGCAGAATATCTCGAAGTTACCGAAGAGTTTTTAAATGACAGCCTAACATACTACACAAATAAATACGGTGTATGCACACAGGTTGATAATTATGTTATATTTTTTCAACCAAATATAGGAGTTATGGAATTAATCTAAAGAAAAGAGGAACATATTATGAAATGTCCAAATTGTGGAGCTGAAGGAAATGGGAAATTTTGTGAATACTGTGGTTGTGAGTTACCGCGAAACGCCCCTGACACCATATTAAATAACCAAACCAATAGTACAGTAATTAATAATTACTACTCTGCACCACAGCAAACACCAACACCCAATCAAACTGTCAGCCGTCCTTATATACAGGTTCCTGCCGTCAGTAGGAAAAACCAGACAGTTGCACTTGTATTGTGTATATTTCTCGGTTTTTTTGGTGCTCATTATTTTTATGTTGGAAAAGCTAAAATAGGAATCTTATATCTTCTCACCATGGGTTTATTTGGAATTGGTTGGCTCGTAGATATATTTAGAATCGCAACTGGTTCTTTTAAAGATAGCTCGGGATTATGCTTAAAAAAAGCTGTTTCCTCATCTCATACCCCCACTACTTATAGTTCATCCACAACAGTTACATCTGCAAGGACGATGGATTCGAACAAACCATATGATAATATGGATGGTCATGAGTTTGAATATTTTTGTAGTGATCTATTAAAGAAAAATGAATTTTCAAATGTTGAAGTCACAAAAGGAAGTGGCGATCAAGGTATTGATATTATTGCTTATAAAGATGGGGTAAAATATGGTATCCAATGCAAATGCTATTCCCAAAACATAGGCAATAAAGCGGTACAAGAAGCGTTTGCCGGCAAAACCTTTTATGATTGCCATGTTGCCGCTGTATTAACTAATCAGTATTTTACCAGAAGTGCAAAAGAACTGGCAGAACATAACGGTGTCTTACTTTGGGATAGGAATAAATTAGAAGAATTTATAAGGAAGTCATCAACCATTTAACATCATTGCTCGGCTATTACAAGTATGTTAGAATCGATATGATACTACAAATAAAATACGAAGGAGATTGTGTTATGAAAAACAGTCAAACACCAGAAGCTACAAAAACATGTAAACATTGCAAGTCCATCATTCCAAAAGGCGCAAAAGTATGTCCATTCTGTCGCAAAAGACAAGGCAGTGCAGGGAAATGGATTCTGATAATTATTATCGTCATCGTTATTTTCGCAGCTATTAACGGTGGAAATAATGAATCCAGTTCAAATTCTAACGTATCTGACTCTGATACCACCATTCAAAGTGATAATAATTCAAACGACTCAACCATACCAACACCATCCAACGCTACAGCATCATCCGATATCGTAGCATCTGACAGTACAACAGACGAAAAGGAATCTGCCGGATTAACAGAGGAAAAATATAACAGTATTGAAACCGGCATGACATATGACGAAGTCGTCGACATCATCGGTGAGGATGGCACGAATATTTCAGAATCCGAAGTTGCCGGTATCAAAACTGTTATTTATGAATGGACTTCATCTGAGAGCTGGGGAAATGCCAATATAACATTTCAGAATGACAAAGTTGTCAACAAAGCTCAATTTGGTGTTTCCTCTGGGGACGATGTTGAGATTACGCTAGAACAGTACAATTCCATCGAAACAGGAATGACTTATGATGAAGTAGTTGCTCTGCTTGGTGGAGAAGGAGCTCTTATCTCTGATACAGAAATTGCAGGTTCTACATCACAAATTTACATGTGGAACGGAACATCCTTTGGATCAAATGCAAATATTACATTTTCAGACGGTAAAGTTATTGCAAAAGCGCAGGTTGGCTTAAACTAAACAACCATAAAAATACACATATAAAAACCGCCCCACTTCTAAAGCAGAACGGTGAAAGGAGCCAAAATGGAAATAGACGAATATATAAAATCCAGAGTAGATAATCAAATCAATTGGTATGACCAAAAATCTGCATCATGTCAAAGAAAATACAAATTGACACAAACCATAGAAATTGTTTTAGCAGCATTAATCCCTTTACTTTCTGCCTACTCAAAAGATTGTGTTCTTATAGCACTCATAGTTGGCGCATTGGGCGCCGCAATTGCCATTATAGAATCCTTGACAAAATTATACAAGTGGCATGAAAACTGGATTGAATATCGAACCACATGTGAATTACTTAGGTATCAGAAACATTTATTTGTAACAAAGTCTTCACCATATAATATAGAACCTGAAAACGTTGAGAATATATTTGTCCGCAACATAGAAAACATCATATCTTCCGAAAACAATAAATGGAAAGCTGTAAATACTAATGAAAAGAAAGTAGAAAACACTAATTGACTATCTCATATGTTTTCTCAAAGATATCAGGCTTGCAAGGATATTTTTCCCCGTGAACACCGGTAATAATCCAATCTCCAGGAGAGGCAATCATTCTACCCTCCAATGTATCAATGGTTATTTCTACATCTGTTTGATATGCTTCAACAACAATAGGTTTCTTTTGAAATTTAAATGTTTTAGATTTCATAATGACCTCCTAAAAAATGAAAGGAATGATGATAAATGAGTACATACAATATTTTTATCAGCCACGCTTGGAAATATTCTGAGCATTACAACAAAATCGTTCAGTGGTTAAATGAAGCCCAAGACGAAGGAAAACTTACCTGGAAAAACTACTCTGTTCCCTCACATGATCCATTGATTGACCCTAATACAACCGTTGGAAAAAATAAATTAAAATCAGAATTAAAGGAGCAAATTAGACCAGCTTCTAAAGTCATTATACTTGCAGGCATGTATGCTACTTATAGTGACTGGATTGACTTTGAAATAGACACCGCTGTCGATTATAACAAATATATTATTGGAGTTAAACCCTGGGGACAGGAACGAGTTCCTACAAAAGTTTCCAGTAATGCAAATATAACGGTCGGTTGGAATAAGGACTCAGTAATTAACGCTATTTTAAACTCTTAACATTATTATAACAGGTGTAGATTAACATAACAATAAAAAATCGCCCCTGGTACTGGAACACCAAAGGCGAAACACATAGCTCCGAAAAGCATATGCCCTAGACAAGCATATTGTATCATTCGGGGCAGCCAAACGCAAGCGGAACACCAGTTCTCTGCTGGCTGTTATTTTTATACTCAAAAACGTGTCGAAATCGACCCCTTTAACAATAAAAGAAAGGATGATACATATGAAAATTGAAAAACTCCCAAGTGGCTCTTACCGGATCAGAAAAATGTACAAAGGGCAAATGTATACGGTTGTATTCGATGAGAAGCCAACACAGAAAGAAGCCTTACAGGCAATATCAGAGAAATTGGACAGCGTTCCTCCTGCTTCCACTATTCCAACAACCTTCCAATCAGCCTGTGATGAATTTTTCAGAATCAAAGGTAATGTTCTTAGTCCTTCCACTAAAAATGGCTATATGAGCATATTCCGTAACTTATCTGATGAATTTAAAAGCCTTAGACTGTCGGATATAAAACAAACTGATATTCAAAAAGAAATAAATGATTATTCAGTATCACGTTCTCCAAAAACAACTGCAAACGCAAATGGCTTTATTCTCTCTGTCATGGAAACATTCCGGCCAGATGCAGTATTTCATATCACATTGCCACAGAAAGAAAAAAAAGAACCATACATTCCAACAAGCGGCGAAGTCAAACTGATTTTAGAAAAAGCCACTGGAACAAAATACTACATACCGCTCCTGCTTGCATGCTGCGGACTCCGTAGAAGTGAAATCCTTGCATTAGAGCTTTCTGATCTATCAGATGACAACATTCTGACAATTAATAAAGCAATGGTCGTTGGCAGCGATAAACAATGGCACATTAAATCAACTAAGACAACTAACAGCTCCAGGAAAATTATAATACCGGAGTTTGTTGCCGACATGATCCGGGCGCAGGGATATATCTATAAAGGCTCTGCCAATCAGATCTACGAAAATTTACAGAAATATCAAAATGAGCTCGGTATTCAAAATTTTAAACTGCATGCTCTCCGTCATTATTTTGCCACAATGATGAGTCAGACGATGAGCGAAGAAGATGTTATGAAAATGGGTGGATGGTCAACACCCCATGTGATGAAAGCCGTGTATCGCCATTCCACCATTGACAGAGATAAAGAGAAACAAAAGAATGCAATGAACGGATTATTTAAGAATTTGTCATGA